CCCAACCTCAGACTTAAAAAAATGGCGGGGCGTAGAAACGTCACCGACCCCCAAACGTTTATTCGCATCGCTAAAAAATACGGTGTTGACACTGAAACTATTTTGAACAACGTGAGCCTTCCGCTTGCAAAAATTGCCAAAGCTGTTGGCGACACAGCGGATAAAGGCAACAAGAAGCAATTATCCTCTGAGTTCATTGATGCATGTGACTCCGCAGGAATTATAGAAACCTCTCCCTCAAGGCGTCAATTGTCTTGAGGAAACTAGAAACAAGAAACAGAAACCAATAGATATGAGTAAAAAGAACGAGCTGACCGAAGCTCCTACTACCAACCTAGCAAACGCCCTTAGCGATACGCTAGATCAATCCGATATTGACATCCCTCGTGTTAACGTCGTGCAGAAGACCAGTGATATTACTGGACCCGATGGCAACCCCGCACCGTATGGCTCGCTTGTTTTAGACAAGCGTATCATCCTTGCAGCGCCTGAATCGCCAATTCAGGTTGTTCCACTTAGTGCTAACAAAGCTTGGCGTGAAGATGTCCCGTTTGATGCCGATGACATCCCACGGATTGCTAATTCGCAGGAGGAAAAAGTGCAACTTAGCTTAGACTCGGAATACCCTATTCTTGAGTTCGCTGAGATCACCTTACTCTTCAAAGGAGGAGATGACGCAGACTCTTTCCCGTTCCCACTTGGGGACGCGAACTATGCTCTGGGCCGGATCAACGTCGCCAAAGACGCTTACCGTCAAACCTTCAAAAGGTTGGCGACATTCGCCGTCTTTAATAAGACCACCCCCATTCATGAAAGGTTGTGGAACTTCCAGTCTACGGCGATTACTCGCGGTAAGTATAGCTGGTTTGCTCCATCGCTCACCATCACTCAAGACCCGCCAAGCGAAGAGGTCAAGGGGTTCATCGAAAACTTCCTAGGGTAATGTCGGGCGAAATTAAATCCCATGACATCCTCAAAGAGGAAATCGATAAGCTTAGTGAAATCATTTCGAAAATCGAAGAGATGCTCGAAGTCTCGTGTAGAGATTTAGAAGCTACGATCCTTATTAGAGAGTGCCTTCAAGATAGCCTTAAGACACGCCCTCAAACAGGGGAACTAGAAATAGTTGTAGACTAGGAATTTCCGGCAAGGAATAGGTAATGTGGCGGCAATTTGTGAAGCTGGTAAAATCATCACCTAGAGGTAACCACATAAAAGCCTCTTTATATGCCCCGTCTCCTTTTAATGTGTAAGGGGGCGGGGCAAACTTTTAATTAATTATATGACTAGAAATGTTTTTGCTTTAGATTACGAGACTTATTACGATAAGTCGTGCAGCATCAAAACACTGGGGACTCTCGGCTACTTTAGCCACCCTCAGTTTGATGCTTATATGGTTTCCGTTGTAGGAGACGAAGGGACTCAATTTGTTGGGCACCCTAAAGATTTTGACTGGGGGAAGCTTAACGGTAATATCGTGCTTTCCCATAACGCTAGCTTCGACGAAACTCTGTATCTTTATGGGGTTGAGCAGGAGTGGTGGGGTTCCTGCGAACCCCATGAATGGCACTGCACTGCGGACTTAGCGGCGTATTGTAAATTACCTAGGTCTCTCAAAGGTTCTACCGCCGCTTTGTTTGGACTCACCGTAGACAAATCCACTCGCGACAATATGGCGGGAAAAAAATGGGAGGACATGACTGATGAGTTTCAAAAAGAAGTTAGTGAGTATGCGCTCAAAGATAGTGAGCTGTGCCTACGCTTATGGGAAACGCTATCGGAAAAATGGCCTGAGGTTGAGCGGAACATCAGTCGCTTGAATCGGAAGATTGTTCAAGAAGGTATCCCAATTGATGAGGAGCTACTTAAGGAACAGCTCGAAGTGATTAAGGTAAAGCTGTTTGAAGCAGAGGAACTGATACCTTGGCTCGGTGAAAAGCCTTTACTTAGTAGGGCGGCTTTTGACCAGCAATGTCTTTTAGTCGGTATTGAACCCCCTGTCAGTCTTTCCGCAGCGGATGAAGAATCTCAGAAGTGGGTTGAGTATAATGAGCGTGAGTTTAAGTGGATAACCGCCGTAAAAGATTGGCGACGTATCAACGCTTTGAAAAAGAAACTAGAGAGTTTCGATTACGCGACCATGGCGGATGGTAGATATTACGGGGGGTGCATGTATTTTGGAGCGCATACGGGGAGGTTCAGCGGGTCTGGTGGCAATCTCAACCTACAGAACCTCCCTAGAGAAGAGATGTTTGGGGTGAACCTTAGGCATTTAATTTCCCCGAAGCCTAACAAAAGATTAATCGCAGTTGACCTCTCTCAGATCGAAGTGCGGACACTATGCTGGTTAGCGAACGATAAGGAGATGCTCGAAGAGATTAAATCCACGGATGACATCTATGAAGCTTTCGCTACACGATTTGGTATGTGGGACCCAGCTAATGGCGTCTTAAAAAAGGAAGACCCCAAACTTAGACACACGGTGAAGGCCATGGTTTTAGGTTGTGGATACGGGGCCGGAGCCCCTCGGTTCGCAGCTATGTCAAACATCAGTGAAGAAGTGGCTGCGAAAAGAGTTAAAAAATACCGCATGAAAATGCGGAAAGTTAAAAACCTATGGGGCACTTACACTGGTGATATCGAAGGGTCCCACCAAGCAAAGGATGAATTTTCTGTGGAATTGCCTAGTGGTCGCGTCCTCAACTACGGGAGCTTGCGGGGGCACGCAGAAGGTGGTCGGCTACATTTCATCTCAAAAATGCCTCGCCACGGTAAGTATATCGAAGTTCGATTGTGGGGTGGGCTAATAGCTGAGAATGTCAGTCAGGCGCTAGCGCGAGATATTTTCTCAGATATGTTGCTTAGGGTAGAGGAAGCAGGGTATAAGATAATCATGCACGTCCATGATGAGATGGTTATCGAAGCTGATGAAGCTGAATCTGAGGAGGTGCTACAGAATGTGATTAGAATTATGTCAGAACCGCCCAAATGGATCTCAGACATCCCCGTAGCCGCTGAAGGATCGATACTGACTAAATACGAAAAATAATGAAATACAGATATTTAAAAAACCTAAGAGATAAAAAAATTACGGCATGCGATGACATGTCTAAGATAACACTGCAAAGACCGCACTTTAAATCAAAAGCCCTTTACCGAGAATGGTGTGGGAAAACTAGCACTGACCATTGTTTCTTTAGCATGGCCGAGGGTCTCAACTCGGGAGCCCGTATCGAAGGTGAGAATAAAGTAGTTAAGGTCCACGGAGTCGCGGCGGATTATGATGCTCCAGTAGATTGGACTAGCGTCGATAACATCATCGCATCTAAGTGCGTTAACTGTATGCCCGCGTGGAGAGCTAGGACGTATAGCGGATATATACGCATAGTGTTTGAGTTTGAGGAGGTGTGCTCTGTCCCTCATTTTCTTTACCGTTCATTCATGGGGGAGTTAGCGAAGCTTATTAACTTCTCTAAAATCTTTGCGGGGTATGACCGGAAGTCAGAAGATCCTTCTCAGTATTTTGAGCTGGGCACTGAGTGGGTTAGCTTGAATGGCAAAGTGCCGTCTAGCATAGTTCAGACTGCTCTTATTAAAGCGGCTAAAAATAACCCGCCAGAGTCCGCTGATACTTCGATACCCATCGAAGAAGTCGCCGCTGAAGTGCAGAAGAAATTCCCCAATAGGTGGATAGGCGAATTTGAAGTTGGGGCTAGGGGCCCTTTATTTTGGATTGATGACGGTATCGATCGGGAAGGTTGTCAGGTCTTCGAAGACGGTATGATCGTATACTCAGATAGGGATTATGGTTGGAAGCCGTGGCGAGATGTCTTCGGCCCAGACTTCGTTAAGTCCTACGAAGAAAAGAAGATGGGCGGGTTGCTAGACGAGTATTGGTTTAATGGTCGTCAGTTTTTTAAGCTTCTCCATGCCGCCGCTCAACCAATCCCGAGGGAGCAACTTGTCCTAGAATTGAGGCAGAGGGGGTTTAAAAACACTACGAAAAAAGGAGAAAACATCTCGGAGGTTGATAATGCGATACTCGTGATCAGTAATCAAAACCGGATTAACGAGATAGCTCCAGTTGTGTTCAGGAGAAATGAGAGGGTGGTTGAGTTCAACGGGCTTCGAATCTTGAACAGTTCTAATATCAAACCCATACCCCCTTCAGGGAACGGGGATGTTGCTGGGTGGGAATGGTTGAACTTATTCTTTGACCAATTCTTCGTTGATTCGCAGCCCACTAGGACTAAGTATTATTTCTTCGCTTGGTTTAAACGGTTTTACCACGCCGTTATGAATAATCGCGAAGATCAAGGGCAAGCATGCATCTTAGTAGGTCCTGCCAAACGGGGTAAAACACTGCTGTCAAATAAGATCATCTCTGCTGCGGTAGGTGGCTATGCTGATGCAAGCGATTACCTTTCGGGAGGGACTAAATTCAACAAAGATTTAGGACGGGCCGCTTGCTGGGTCATCGATGATACCGTCTCGGCTGCGTCATTCCAAGATCAGCGTAAAGCGACTGAGCTTATTAAAAGGGGCGTGGCTAATCCAAGAATTGAATTCATGGCTAAATACGCGGATGCCGTAACCCTACCATGGTCAGGCCGTATTGTTGTGAGTCTCAACGATGATGCTAATAGCATGAGCGTTATCCCAACTCTTGATTCTAGTAATAGGGATAAGCTAATGGCATTTAAGATATGCGACAAAGAATTCCGCTTCCCGTCAAAAGATAAGCTAACGAACATCATATCGAATGAGTTGCCAAACTTCCTAGCGTGGCTGGAGGCTTGGGACCCGCCGGTCGAAGTCATCGATGACGATAGATTCGGTGTTAAGAGCTTCATCGATAAGACCATAGCTTATGCGGCGTATGATAACTCCAGCAGGTCTCAAGTTGCAGAGCTTGTTGATTTCTTTGCCAAAGCTTGCCGAGAGCATAATGAGACGATGGCGAATTGGCGTGGCACAATTACTGAATTCCAAGTCGCCATTCATACGTATAACAATGGCAGAGCGTTGGGAGCGTCAAACAAACTTGAGTTCGTCCGCAACGGGCTAGCGCATTTGGAAGATGGTGTTAAAGCCAACCCTGATATGCGCCCAATAAAATCGATCGGTAAAGGCAGCGGTAAAGTGTGGTCTATCGACGTGTCTGAAAAATTCGATATCGACTTCGAAGATACTACAGAGAGTTTGCTGGACGCAGTGCTCCAATAGGTAGGTGGTAGCCATCTACTTTATAGGTGAATCCGAAATCGTCGGGTTCACCTTTTTTCTTATACACACCTGATCTCTGAATCTTGAGTCCTGTAGCCCAACCCAGCATCCATGCCCTTGTGAAGTCTTTCTTAACTCTCACAAAGTAGTAAGCGTTAGCGGGGAGCTTCTTCCCCTCAGGGCAGTTCACTGATGCCGTGTAATGTGGTAGGGGTTTCCCCGCACAACACTTCGCCTTAACATCAATTCTCCGCTTGCCCAGCTCATAGTCATGGGTAAACAATTTATCGCCCACGTATACGGATGCAGGATACAGGTTTTCAAAAGCCACTTCTCCCAAGAACCCCGTCATTCTACCAGCCCCCCGTGTAAACGAATTAGGGAGCACACCTAATTCTTCGCTCCGTTCGAACGCTTCTTTAATGTTGTCGCTGTTAGGCGTGAAAATTAACATCCCCTTAGTCCGGCTGAACTGACGGGGGAGCTTCTTGGTTTTACTCACTTTTTGTTCGTTTTTGAATCCTTTCCCAAACAGGAAAAAATACTTCTTCCATACATCGAACGACGGCTTCTTGCTCCATCGATTCGCAAAAACCTACGCCGGATATGCAGAGTGATGCTTCCATTAGCTCGTGCCTCAAAGTGTTAAGTAACACCTCATCCTTTAGTCCTTTAGCTAAAATAATTACTTTCCGATCGTGGCTGTAGTAACCAAACAACCCGTCATCGCTTAAGTCGTCTCTTAAGATTTTGACTACTTGACCAGCTACACGAACAGTTTTTGGTAGTCTCATCAGGCGAAAAAGTTATTCATCCCCTCAGCATACATCTTACCCAACTTCGATAGGTCTGACATAACTAACGCGACATCTTCTGGGTTAGATCCAAAGAAGGGTTCTGCAATACATGCGGCTACGGGAGTCTTTCGCAAAAACAAAGCGCCCCGATCTCCGCGAGACCTAGATTTAACCCCGCGAGATTTGAGGCTAGGGTAATGCTCAATCATCGATTCTTTTAAACCCGTAGCGAGGCGGCTTCCCCCACTACTCCCCTGCCAATGCAACCACTCGTGCCCTGTGGCTTTGGGCCCAGCCGAATTAAAGTGGAGTTCTACGCAAGCATCCACATCATCCTCACGCATTTTGCGAGCGGCGTAGTTCATAGCCCCCAGATAACTAGATGCTTTGTAGTCATCATATATTTTGTAAGGGACTTTTAAGTGGGCCGTAATGAAAGGCACAAGGTCGGAGTTAAACGTGTGCTCACTGACACTAGATTCCCCGACAGTATACGCCCCATTATCTCCTTTCCTAGAATGCCCTATAGCGATACCAATCA